GTGTAGGTGGTTTAACATTACCAGCAACAAAACCATCAGCACCAAATTCTGGTGGGACAGTAACCGCACAAATGCCTAGTACACCGACAGGTAGTTCAGGTGGTGGAATTAGTGTAGGTGGTTTAACATTACCAGCAACAAAACCATCAGCACCAAATTCTGGTGGGACAGTAACCGCACAAATGCCGACTGACCCCCAAGGTAGTTCCGCGTCCAATATTGATGTTAAAATACCAGCGGATTTAGGCGGTGGTGGAACCGCTCCTAATAGCGAAAAAACGCCACTAGAAGTTGGTGGGGGTATTAGTATTGGAAATCCAGATGCGGCACAAGAAGCTCCCGCAAAAACAACAGGAGCGGGTTCAAATAAAAAACAATCATCTTCAAATAATGGTTCTATTGTAGATTAGTTGGCTGGTAAAAATCAAGCATTTGATAAAACATCCAGAGGAAAATTGGCGGCACAGTATGGTATTGAAAATTATACAGGAACAGCTGAACAAAATACACAACTTTTAAAGAAATTGCAAAGCGGTGAAAAGCCCAGCACAACAACACCCACGCCACAAGAAACCCAACCATCCGCTGGTACACAGCAACCACAACAGCAACAAGGAATGGGTGGTATTATTGGTGGGGCATCTAAGTTAGCTGGCGGTGCTGGTAATCTTGCAAAAAAAGCACTTATTGGTGATCAGCCTCTTGGTGGTATTGTTGGTGGTGTATCTAAGTTAGCTGGCGGTGCTGGTAATTTATTTAAAAAAGCACTCATTGGTGGAGGCCAACAACAGCCCGCAGAACAACAAGCCGCACCTGTACAACAACAAGCCGCACCTGTACAACAACAAGCTACAGCAACTACACAACCAGCTGCAGCAACTACACAACCAGCTGCACCTGTCCAACAAACTGCTTCAACTAAAAAACAAGCGGCACCTGTACAGAAAACGGCATCTAATTATAAGAAGACCCCTGGTGATGCTTCTGCATTTTTTAAAGATCAAGCCGACGAGGAAATTCAAGAGAACAAAAATATTGCTAAATTTGTGAAATGTTTATCTGAAAAAAATTATTCACAAGCTCATGAGTATTTGAAAAAAGTTGTAAACTCTAAAGTTGAAAAGAATTTATACAGAGCCATAAACAAAATTTAAGAAATAAATACCTTTATATTATGAATAAAAATTATAATAATAACGAAAAAATTAACATTTCTAAATTTTTAAGACATTTATCTGAAAAAAATTACTCATCAGTACATAAATACTTAAAAGCTATTCTCGAACAGAAAGTAAAAACAAAAGTGTTAGAGGGCATTAATAAATTTTAAAAAATATGGATATTAAAAAGCAACTCAAAAAAGTTACTAAAGAACTTCTAAGCGAAGAAGCACTCAATGAAATTCAATCAGCATTTGAAAATGCTGTAGAAGAAAAAGCAAAGATTCATGTAGCTTCTGCTCTCGTTAAACAAGATAATGATTATGCTACTAAATTATCTCACCTTTTAGAAGTCATCGATAAAGACCACACAACTAAATTGAAAAAAGTTGTTAAAGCTATTGATGTCAATCACGGTCAGAAATTAAAGGGTATTGTTGAAAAATATCAAACAGCATTGGTTAACGAAGCTGGCTCTTTCAAATCCAACATCATTAATGACGTTTCAACATATTTGGATGCTTATGTTAATGAGGCATTGCCTAAAGCTCAAATTGAAGAGGCTGTTAAAAACAAAAGAGCAACTATTGTTCTTGAGCAAATTAAAGATTTCCTTGGAGTTGATGCAGCCGTTGCTAAAAAATCAGTTAAATCAGCCATCATTGATGGTAAGAAACAAATTGATGAAGCCAACAAAAAACTCCATGCAATTGAAAAAGAACATTGCTATCTCGTTGAAAAATACAATGCCATCTCTTCCGATCTTTTATTGGAAAAGAAAGTTGCTGGTTTAAACGATAAGAAAAAGGATTATATTACTCGCATCATGAAAAACAAAAGTGCTCAATTCATAAATGAGAACTTTGATTATGCATTGAACCTATTTAGCAGAAATGAATCCGATAGAATTCATGAACTAAAAGAGAGCGCACTTAAGCGTTCTGTCACTAGAGAAGTAGATGCTCCTAGAATAATCGTCGAGGAGAGAACAACACCTTCACATAGAGAAGATGTTCAAATGAACCCTTATCTTAAGGAGTTATCTAAATACTAATTTTAGCTGAGATATTAATATTATTAATGTCTGAATCTGGAATTGAAAAATATTCCAAAGTCGAACAAAAAAAGGAAAACAAAAAAAACGAATATGAAACAAATTAGACCTACACAAGCCTATATTGATACAACTCGCGCTGAAGCCCTTTTGGAGAAGTGGAAGCCCGTTCTGAATTATACTTCAGATAAGGTTGCCGCTATCGAAGACGATCATACACGCCTCAATACCGCTATGCTTCTTGAAAACCAAGAACGCTGGTGCATTGAGGAATCCAACCAAGCTGGTGGCGGCTCTTCCGTTTTCGGAAGCGTTAACGCTGGTGGTTATGGTGGTGCTGGTGCAAATTTCCCCAACAGTTATCCTGGTGGAGATGTTTATGCCAATGGTGATGCTCGCTTACCCAAAATCCTCATCCCGATGATTCGCCGTACTTTCCCTGAATTGATTACTAATGAAATCGTTGGCGTACAACCTATGGGCGGTCCCGTTGGTTTAGCCTTCGCTCTACGTTACAAGTACCTCGCAAACCAACTCGGTAATGATGGTGTTGACGGAACTGGCACAAATGCCAATGCCGCCCTCCCCAATCCTCAAGCCGCTGCTGGTGGCAAGGAACTCGGCTACCAATACCTAGACACTCGTTACACTGGTACATCCAGTGCTAGATTGTCTGGTGCAAGCGGCGCATACGCCGATCTTTTCCCAATGATTGGGCAAGATCAAGGTGTTGCTCAACTCTTAGCAAATTTTGAATTGACGGGTAAAATCCCTCAAATCGAAGTTTCTTTCGAGAAGACCGCTGTTGAGGCTGGCACACGCCGCCTTGCTGCACGTTGGTCAGTTGAACTAGAGCAGGATTTGAAGAATATGAATGGCATCGATATCGATACCGAACTCACAAATGCAATGTCTTATGAATTGCAAGCTGAGATCGATCGTGAGATGATCATGCGTATGATTCAAACGTCCCTCAACGCTGGTTTTGGTGTTGGATACTCCGTATGGAGTCCTGCATCCGCCGATGGCCGCTGGCTCGTCGAGCGCAACCGTGATTTCTATCAACGTTTAATCATCGAAGCTAACCGTATTGCTATTCGCAATCGCCGTGGTGCTGCAAACTTCATCGTTTGTACCCCTCGCGTTGCCGCAATCCTCGAAATGTTACCCGAATTCCAATGGGTACCAGTTCAAGGTAATGTTAATACACAGCCTGTCGGTGTTGCAAAAGTTGGTAATCTAGGTGGAAGGTTCAACGTTTACCGTGATACTCGCACAGAAGCTCAATTTGAGCAAGGACGTAGTTCAACCTACTTGTCTCCAGGTCAAGCCCGCACGAATCGTGTGGAATATGCTTTACTTGGTTACAAAGGACCTGAATTCTACGATACTGGTATTATTTATTGCCCTTACATCCCCGTGATGATCCAAAGGACAATCGGCACGAATGACTTCAGCCCAAGAGTTGGTCTTATGACCCGCTATGGCGTTGTTGACAATATATTCGGAGCCAATCTTTATTACCACGTAATTCTGTTAGCTGGTCTCGGTGAAGGTTTTACACCAGGCAATAACTCGGTATACTTCTAATATTTAGAAGTAGGCGAAACAACTTGAATGTCGGGGAGAAATCCCCGACATTCTTTTTTTATATATTTTTTTATTGAAAATACTTTTGGAGTATATACAATGGGTAAATAAATATATGAAAGACAAAATAACCAATTTCTTAAATGAAAAATATAAGGGAAGTACTAGATTCATTAAACCAAAAATGTTTATGACTGCGGTAGTTTAAAATACGAATTAAACATTTAAATTAAACAACAAAAACCCTCGAATTTCTTCGAGGGTTTTCTATATTTATTTAATTTGTTTTATTGTTCAAAGAGGCTTTTACCAGTTTTGAAATTACCAACCTTATTCTTAGAAGGATTGGTTAATTCGGACTTATGGTCAAATGGATGTTTACCAGTCTCAGTTCCAACTGTATTGGTTACACTAGCATTTGCTTTACCAGAGGATGCTTTGATGTTACCAGAGGCTGCAAAACCTTTTTGGAGTTTATGACCAGCAGAATCAGGAACCTTTTCAATGTCTGTGGTTTCATAGAAATTGTTTTCCTCCTCGTTTCCTTCATCTTCGTAATCTTCATCTTCGCTATCAGAATCAGAATCGGTATCAACACCGAGGTCTTCCAAATCAGTGTCGCTTTGATCGTCATCACCAACAACGTCTTTTAAAACGTCAAGCAATTTTTTAGCTAAATCCTTATCAAGTGTGATTGTGACTTCATTATCACTGTCGCTATCATCATCACTATCGGTGTCGAGATCGAGATCGGAATCACCAGCATCACCTTCTGGACCTGTGCCGATTCCTGCGTTAAAATCTAGTTCGTCATTATTCATGACATCTTCATAAAGTCTATCAAATATACTCATAAAGTTATTTATACCACTTTCATCAATTTTTTTAGTTTTTTGTGAAAAATTCTTATCTTTTTTAAGTTTTTTTAAATTTTTAACATTACCAGGCCCAGTTTTCTTCAATGTTGAAGGCTCTTTCACATTATCACTGGAATATGGGAAAGTATCTTTGGGCATTTTTGCCTTAACTTGTGCTGATTTCTTTTTAGCGGCTTCTAGTAATACCGATTCATTCATCAAAGATGCTTTTTGATTTTGCATTTGACGATAAATGTTACCGATATCTTTGATTGAGCTTGATCTGTTGTTCGTATTATTCATCATATAGTATTTATACTTTGAGAATCTAAATATTATCAAATGCCATTAAAAAAATTAAAAGAAAAGTTCTATTTGGGCAACAGCAACTTACCAACAGCTCAAACTGAATATGACTATACTCCTCAAATGATAAAGGAGCTTGCAAAGTGTAGGAAAAATATTCTACACTTTGCAAGTAATTATTTTTACATTATCAATGTCGATGATGGTAGACAAAAAATTAAATTACATAAATTTCAAACAAGAATTTTAAAAGCATTAACAGAAAATAGATTTAATATATTACTAGCAAGTCGTCAAATTGGAAAAACGACCATAATGACTATATATGCTCTATGGGTTGCATTGTTTGAGGAAGATCAAAGAATTCTAATTGTAGCCAACAAAGAACAAACTGCAAAGATGATTCTTAAGAGAATTAAAACAGCGTTTGAAATGATGCCGAACTTCATTAAAGCTGGTGCTGTAGAGTATGGGCAAACCAATATAACTCTTTCTAATGGCTCAAGCGTTGGTATATCTACAACAAGTAGTGATGCTGGTCGTGGTGAATCGGTAAATTGTTTAGTATTAGATGAATTGGCGTTCCTTGATGCTGGTTTGTTGGAAAATTTCTGGAGATCAGTATATCCAATCATTTCTTCTGCAAAGAAATCAAAAATTCTAGCGGCTTCAACACCAAATGGAATTGGTAATTTGTTTCATAGTTTATGGGAGGGTGCGAATAAAACAGGTGGGGAATGGAATGGGTGGCATCCAGAAAGAGTTGATTGGTGGGATGTACCTGGCCGTGATGAAAAATGGAAAAATGAAACTGTCAGGACTCTTCAATCTAGGGATGCCTTTTTACAAGAATATGAAAATACATTTTTAGCATCTGGTGAAATACCAATAGATCAAGATGTATATACCATGTTAGAATCGAGTTGTAAAGATCCAGAATTTATTTTTGATGATGGTCAATATATTGTATGGGATGAACCCAAAGATAATAACTTTTATGCAGTAGGAGTCGATGTTGGTGAAGGATTGAACCAAAATGCTACAGTGTGTCAAATATTAAATGTAACAGATTTAACAAATATTACACAAGATGCCGTATATTACACTAAAAAAATATCACCATATAATTTTGCACAAAAATTACACGATATTCTCCAACAATGGGGAAGACCACCAGTATTGATCGAAAGAAATGGTTGTGGTGCTCAAGTTGTAGATTCATTAAAAAATAATTATGGTTATGAAAATATAGTAACTTGGGGTACTAAAGGAGCGATTGGAAACGATTTTAAGTTGACAAGTAAAAGCGGTATTATAAGTCACCAGAATTCAAAAATAGAAGGTGTAACAAATATGCGTTATTTTTTAAATGAAATGCGTTGTATAAAATTAAGGGATATTAAAACTTTAATGGAATTGAAAGATTTTATCAGACACCCAAATGGTACTTGGAGCGGTAGAACAGCCAATACATTAGATGATAGGGTTATGGCATTAGTTTGGACAGTTGCTATTTTAATTAATGATATATGTAAAAGATATTATGAAATCATATCTGTGGATGATAATCAAAGACCATTGAAAATAAAACCAGCTGATTATGGTATTGGAGATATGATTTCACCAAACAACATATATGTCAATGAAAGGGATGCCCAAGCATTTATGCCATTACCCACAGTTTTTTCAACTTTCAATGATAATTCGGACCCTTTATCGAGTTTACCAGATTATGAAACATTAAAACGTGATGGTTGGGACATCTTTAATAAAAATTCATTCTAAATAATAACATGGCAACAAATCTTTCAATATTTCAATCGGCTTTTAATAAACAGAGAAAAGATAAGTTTATCATGGTTTTTGATTTGCCGAAAATTTTAAAATCACAAAAATCTGTACTTGAAAGATCCAATAACAGAGTCATTCCAGATGCAGTTCAATGTTCCATATATGGTTCAGTTATACCGACTCTAGCTATTCCATCAATAAATGCACCTTATGGTGGACAAGTTTCAAAAGTTACATCATATTCTCGTCCAGCTTTTGAAAACATGACTGTCAACTTCACTATAGATAATATGTTTAATAACTATTGGAACATATATCGATGGTTAAATTCATTTAATGATGGTAAGACTGGTTTATATAATGCACCGATAAAATCTGATGGATTCATGCCCGATTATCAAACCAACATAACAATATATGGTAAGGATGAGTATAATAAAAACGTAATAAAATTTGATTTTCTACATTGTTTCCCAGTTTCTTTAGGCGGTGTGAGTTATTCTGATAGAGATGCGACGGAAATGGAGTCATCTTTTCAATATTCTTACCATCAATTCAAGGCTGAGTTGATATAATAAAAAAAAATACAAAAATACAAAAAAATACTCTTGACAAAATATAAATAGTTTATATGGCAAGAACAATTCAATCACCAGGTGTAGAAATTAATGAAATAGACTTAACATTGAGGGCAGATACTGTAGTAGGAACTAATGTATTTATCGCTGGATTCGCAGCCCAAGGCCCTATTGATGAGGTTCTACAGCCAACATCCCTTTCGGAATTTGAACAAATTTATGGTACTCCTACAAATTCAGCAGAACGTTATTTTTATCATTCTGTGAAGGGAGCTATAAATTCTTCACCAGCTAAGGTAACTGTCACTCGTTTACCATATGGTGCTGATAAAGGTGAGGGTTTTTCTAGTTGGAAATACAGTGCATTAGCATATCCAGTAGCTTCCAGATATGCATATAATGTATATCTCTCGGCATTTGAAATGACTTCAGTTCTTGTTGCTAACAGCGGTTCTGGTTACGTTACAATGCCATCCATAGTTTCAAATGCACCTGGTCAAACAGGGACTGTGTTACGCGGTGTTACTGCTGACGATAGTTTGGGTCAAGGGACTTTTGGAATTAAATCTATTGATATTGTATTTGGTGGGGAGTCATTTTCTCGACCAACTATAGATATTGATAAATCCTTTCAAATCACAAACGTTTTAATATCTGATGGTGGAAGTGGATATTTGGATGAGCCAACAATAGTAATTATTGGAACAAATACGAGAGTAGCTTCCGCTAGAGCCGTTATGCTTGACGATGGGATTGGTACTTTTGTTATAAGTGGCACAACCATTCTTTCACAAAATAGTGGATCTGGTTATTCTGTTGTACCTACAGTCAAGGTAACGGGTGATAGTATAAATGCAGCAGATTTTTCAGTCAATTTAGGCAACGATGGTACTGGTACTTTTGGTGTAACGTCACTTAATTTGATCAATGCTGGCTTGGGTTACATTACAGCCCCAACCATAACATTCGTGGGGGCAACTACTGGTGTAGCACCAATTGTAGATGTGGATGGATCTCTCGAACCTACATATAAAATTGATAGTATTAACATTCTAGATTACGGCTTGGGTTACTCTCTTGAACCATCTGCAAATGTAACTGGTCCTGTTAGAGCAAGATTGAATTCTGAAAATGATGCTGTTTTAAGTGTTGACGGTAATGATACAACTCCATTTGCTGTTGCTATCGGCACTCAATCATTCAGCACATCTATTGAAAGTTCACTAAATGGTGAGGCCAATCCTGGTTTACAAGGAGGGTTGGATACATTACCAACTTCCGATTATGCCTTTAACTATCTTGGAAAGACATGTTACATTGGTAAGCCAACACACATTGAGCTGTCTCCAGAAGAATATGAGTCAATCAAACAGGGCAATATAAATTGGACGAATAATCCTACCGTATCCACTCAAGCTTTTTCATTCAATACCCTAAGTCATGCTGGAATGATTGTTTTGAATAAAGCTCAAACTTCAATTAACAATAAATTCGAAGGATATTATGTCGGTGCCATAGATAACAGCAATTACAATCCAGCTACAGATTTTGACGGCATACAATCCATAAATGGTATCAATGAAAATGTTGTTGCCACGAAAAATTACATCTCATTACCTACCAGTAGAATGTCATTTGCATTATCGGCTGGAAAAACTGGAGACGGTTCTTCTGTTTCTGAGGTTATGGAAAATCTGTCTAATTATGATTTGGCCGACGAATCATTTAATGACACATTAGCATTGGCTGTTTTTAAATTACGTCAGAATTTAAATAGTGGCAACTCGATTCAAATGTCTTATGGTTTAACTGAATCTCACACTGGTTCTATAGACTATAATCGTGAAATCGGTGATAGTAATGGAGGACCATCTAAGACATTCTCCATTGAAAAGGTTGCAAATGCATCTTCTGCAAACTTAGATATCATGGTGAATCCTTTCTTAAGTGATAGATATTTGGATTCAGGTTTAGATGTTAATGGTAATCCTGCAAAGAAAGTCAGATTCTTAAGTAATAGACTATCGATTCCATTGGTTTCCCCAGGATTCCAGGATAATGATTTAACTTATGCTAAGAGAGTCGGATCAACTCAGTCAACCATATTAAGCCTTATAGCTGATTATGGTAGAGTTGATGCACTGTTCCCATTGGGTATATATACAAATACAGCAACAGTTGAAAGAGAAATCGGAGCTTTACCTAAAAAATTAGAAAGAGCCTTTGAGTTGGTAGAAAACGCGGAGGTATTTCCTATAGACATCTCCCCTGAAGCTGGATTAGGCACGATTTACGTCAATGCCATTGAACAAAGTGGTGGTGCTTATCTATCTGCTGGTAAATATTCAGATTCAACTCCTTTAAATGCTATTTCAGCATGTTTTATTACAAATTTTGAAGGTCTTAATGATGAGGCAAACAGAATTATATCCAATTATTTGGCCGTAGCTAACGTATTCATACTTGCCGCTGAGAAACAAAGAAAAGATTTCTTAGTTATCCTTGATCCTATTCGCAATATCTTCATACAAGGAGATAACAGCAAGGTATTAAATACTAAAAAAATATGGTCACCTAATGCTGGAGTGGATCCAGATCCTTTAGCCGCCAATTATAGTGCTACGAATTTCTCACAGCATATGTATTGGCCATTACGCCATCAATTTGGTAAAATTAATTGTTCATACGCTACAACATATTCAAATTGGATACAAGTTTTTGACTCGTCTTCAAGTCGTCAAATGTGGGTTCCTTTCTCTGGATTGGCTGCTGGAATTATGGCAAATACTGATGCTAATTTCCAACCATGGTATGCTCCAGCTGGATTTACTCGTGGAGTTGTGGCTGGTGCAAATGATTTAGCACTTTATCCTAAACAAAAGCAACGTGATCAATTGTATAAGATATCAATGAATCCTATAGCATTTTTCCCAAATGAAGGTTTCGTTGTATTTGGACAAAAGACATTGCTCAAAAAACCATCAGCATTTGACCGTATCAATGTTCGTCGTTTGTTCCTTAATTTAGAAAAAGCAACAAAGAATACAGCCAAGTTCTTCGTATTCGAACCAAACACATTGTTCACAAGAACCCAAGTTATCAACATATTGTCACCAATATTTGAAAATGCTAAGAACACTGAAGGTCTTTATGACTACAGAATCGTATGTGATGAGAGAAACAACACACCTGATGTCATTGATAACAACGAATTGAAGATTGATATCTACATTCAACCAGTAAGAACAGCCGAATTTATTTTGGTGAACTTCTATGCGACAAGAACTGGAACAAGCTTCGATGAATTGATCGGAAAATAACAAATAACCAATTATAAAACATTATGGCAAACGCAACAAAACAAACAATACAAGACTTCTACACAGCGGCATCTTCAAGAGATTTTACAAGAGATGTACAATTTAGAATATTAAGCATTAGTCCAGGTGGCACAACCACCACATATGACGACTCGGATTTGGTTTATGCTAGATCAATGTCACTGCCAGGAAGGAATATTGGAAATGTTCCAGTAAAATACATGGGATTGACCTTTAATTTACCAGGAATGGCAACATATCCAGGTTCTGATAATTATGAAATAGAATTTTATGCGGAAGCTAATTCCGCTCTTTATAAAAAATTCCAACAATGGAGTAGGGATACTTTCGACGATAAGGATAGTACTGGAAATTACTTAACGCCGATAGCAGCTTCTACGATTGATTTGGTGCAATTAAATAATAATTTTGAATTGGTCAATCAGTTTCAATTAGTTGGTGTTAGTATTAGAAACCTCGGAGCACTTGCATATACTCCAGGAACAGAAGGAAGCGGCGGTAATATATTATCTTTCAAGGTCAGCTTGGCATATCACTACTGGAAAGCGGCAGATGCAGCTACCGTACCACCTGTTGCAGCAGCGACATAAAAAAGTCTCGTATTAATAAAAAGAGAGGAAGTGGGGTATTTCAACCCCACTTCCTCTCATAAATAATTAAAATGGGAGCATTAAATAATTCTTTAAGCAATGCCTTAAATAGTTTGATTGGTAATATTGCTGGTGTAGCTAATGGTAGGAACCCATTAACTCAACCTCAAGTAGCCGACCTCTTTGGTTTTAATATACAAGGCACTCCTCTGGTTTCTACTAGAGATTATTTCTTATTGCAATTAGAGTCTTGGTTGACCGCTATACCATTACAGACTCAATGGATAATACTGATACAACCATTCCCCCAATGCATCAATACTGAAATATTGCAGGGTTTAGAGGTAACTGGTGGTGATTATAAGAATTTTAATATAACCCAAGCTAAAAATATACTAACATCATTCCCCTTTCAAAAGGTAAATGGTTGTATTTTTGCTCAAAAAGTAACAATTCCTGGAGAAACAATGAATGTTACGCAAGCTTCCGTTGAAAATAACAGGGGTTTTTTACCAGGAATAACTAGTGGTGGTAGGGGATCTTCTTATAACACAAATTCAATGAGCATAGAATTTTTAGAAACAAATACATCCTTTGCGGATTTTGTATTGCGACCTTGGGTCATTGCATCAGAGCATTTTGGTTTTGTTGCAAGAGAAAAAGATAGCGATAGGAGTAGAGACGTTAGAAACGTTAAATCCACCGTATATGTTATGGAATATGGTAAAACGTATCAACACGTATCCATGATTCCAAAAAAGGTTTGGACTTTTTTTAATTGTGTACCAACCTCTGTGGAGTCATATACTTTGACATATGATGAACCCAATACCCCGCCAATTATGAAAAGCACTTGGACATACACCAATTATGCAGTTGCTAATTCACTATATCTACCTTTACCCAATATTATAAACACAATATCTGGAATGTTTAAGGGTAAATTTCCACAAGTTAGCCCATTTCAGGGTGGAATTGGTGGTGGATCCGCTCCTAAAAATTTAATTCCATATTTATAATGAATTTATATACAAAATGCTATATACCTAGTTTAAAAAATGAAATTAAAATTAAAAATATAACTTTTGGCGATTATTTCAAATTAAATTCGTATATAGAGAATTCAGATTACGATACAATTAATGATGGATTCAATGAAATATGTGAAAAATCATCAAGTGATTATAATCTTTTAACCAACATAGATAAATTTATCATACTTTTACATCAAAAAATAAATTTTATAAATCCAATTTTAAAATTATCAGCTAAGGATGATGATTCTAATATCGTTTCATATGAAATATTATTACGCAATATTTTAAAAGAGTCTTTTAAATATAATATCAATTCAATAAAATTACCTAAGAACATGTATTATTCAGATGTTGATGATATTTTGAATGAAACGGGTAATAGCATAGATTCCATTAAGAAGCATATAAATGATAGTAAAATATTAATGTTTGAAGTGCCAGATTTTATAAAAGGCATTCCTAAAATATATTTAAATTGTTTCGACAACACATTATTCTATTTTTCTAAATTATTATATACTTCAAACTTACAAAATATGTATAAAAAAATAATATTTTTGAAAAAAAATTTTAATTTCTTACTATCTGAGATTTATGATATGGATCCTAAAGAGTTAGAGGTATTTCTCAACACTAAATAATTAAAATGGCTTATAAAAAATTCAGTGATTTTACAATATTCGACCCACCAGATATTAGTGATTATTTGGTTGGATATAGAGAACTTGGTGGGGAATTTAGGGCATCTTTGCAAAGCGTTACTGATGTTGTAAAACAATTTGTATCTCCCGCTTTATCGAATACTCTATTTGTCAATATGTCTGGAAATGACAGTGCATTGGGAAATTCCGAATCATTTGCATTTAGGACAATTAAGAGAGCCATGGCCAAGGCATTGGAGATATCCAGAAGCATACCACAAAATGCAAAAGACTTTGAAGACATAAATGGGTGGGGAACCTATCCCAATACTGTTAACGTGTATGTTAGAGCTGGTAGTTACGTTGAAGACAATCCAATATATGTTCCACCAGGAGTAACTGTAATAGGTGAGAATTCAAGAAGTGTAACTGTAATACCGAAAAATAAATTTTATGATATTTTTTGGGTGAACAATAAAACATCTATTCAGGGACTCACATTTAAGGATTATTATTCACCAGCATATGCTGTGGCCTATCCAGAATTTGCTCGTTTAAACGATTCAAGTGTTACAGGATACCCTTCAACCAGAATAGTGGAAGCAACAGCTAGGGCATCTTATTATTATGCTTTAGACTTTGCAAAATACCCAATAACAAAGCTATCTAAATCTAGTTTTTTAAATTTTAACGTAGATGCTGGACAGATAATATTAGATCCCTTTAGAATTGCATTTTTGGGTAGATATTTCAAAAGTTTCGACAACAATGAAATATTTTTCACTACAGAGGAATTAGTAAAACAAAAAGAATTCTGGGAAACAAAATATTATAATTTATCTTCTGCTGTCGAGAGGTCTTTTATAATAAACCCTCCTTACATTTTTAATTGCTACACCATAACAACGCCAACTGAGTCCACAAAGAGTGATGCTGGTGGTACAATATACGTTAATGGTAATTTAGCGGATGGTCCATTGCGTTCAATGACAATTGAATCATGTGAACATTTCAATCAAGGTGGTAAGGGTATACATGTATCCAGTAATGGTTTAATAAATGTGATCGATAATTCCACAATTTGTTGTACTGAGGGCATAGTTGCAACAGATGGTGGTACAGCTGTAGTAAATGGAAGCAATTGCACCTTTGGGTTAAGTGGTTTAGTATCTATTGGTAAATCACCTAAGCCAACAATGGTTGGTAGTTTAAAATTTGCTATTTTGAGTGGGGTCGATACTGATACATTTGTTGTTACAAACTTAGGATCACCTGATTTATCCGCAAATCAACAATTTCCTAAAAACAAAAAACCATATGTTGGTCAAGTTTTTCAAATAGTAGATAGGAGTTATACGGTATTATCGTCTGGAATAAATTACTTGAGTGCAAACAATTCTGGTACATTTTTCGTAGTCCAGAGTGCTTCAAATTTACGTCCAGCATTATTTCCATCTAAAGGATATGAGTGTGATATTATAGTTGAAAAAGTATACTCTCTAAGTGCAGATGCGAGCGTAACTGGAAAAACATATGTTCCACCAGTAGATTCATTAAATTCTGGAAGTGATGTTCTATTCTATATTAGAAGCTCTATAGTGGCATATTCTCATACTTTTGATAATGTGGGTACTGGTATAAACTTTTTAAGTGCTATTCCACAGGACTCTGTAATTGGAGATGATAGTAAAGAAACAAACCACGATCTTGTAGGTAAAATTTTATTCAATTCAAGCAATAAGAGTGGTAATATTAATTTCGGAGATCACGTCATTATCAATCAAGTTGAAGGTAAAATTAATACCAAAACATTAGTTTCCAATGATACAATCACAAATACATTAACAGCATATGATAATGTAAATATTGGAAATGTAAAATATAATGATCAAAATGGCGCAAATCCTTCACTCAATATAGTTAAAACATCAGATGATACAATAATAGCAATAGAGAGTATTAACAATATTGGCAGTGGGAATAATGTTAGATCTTTTTATGCTAGAGGAAACCAATCTTTAAAAAAAGCTCTTTCTGCTAATGATTACATTGTTAGGCTAACAGCCTTTTCCCATAATGGGGTAAATTATCCAAATTATGGTTATGGTGGAAATGCATCTATAAATTTTAAGGCCGCTGGGGATCAAAGTTCAACAAATGCTGGTGCATATATATCACTGTATACCACTAAAATGGATACAATTAACACTACGAGTGAAAGAATGCGTATTGCTGATAATGGTTTTGTTGGAATAAACACAACCAATCCATTAAGTACATTGCATGTTGAGGGGGGATTACTTGTAACTGAAAATTTAAGTGTTAGTGGTAATTCCACATTTAATAATTTAAATGTAGTACTTTTAAGCGCACTATCATCCTACTTAGACGTATCTTATATTCAAAATTCTGTTATAGATAAATCCAAAATACAGGATTTATCCGTATCATTTTTAAGTGCCGATAACACTTTAATTCAAAATTTAACATCAAATGTATCTTACTTTAATACATTAACCGCAAATAATGTCAGGCTTTTATCAGCCGATTCCGATTATATTTACAGTAAAAAAACGGAAACTCTATTTTTAAGTGCATTATCTTCCAATTTAAATTACATATATACGAAAAAAATAATCGCAGATGAATTTTTAGTTTCAAATTTAAATATATATGGATTAACACTGGCTTATCTTTCGGCCTTATCTGCTGATATAGGTACAACTAGTAGTTTGAGGGTTTCTGGTGATATTAATGTAAGAGATATAATATACACATCCAATGGAAGTTCTGAAAATTGGACAAGCACATATATTACAGTTTCAGCGTTGAGTGCATTGTGGGGAGATGAATCTGGAGCAGTTTCCAAGCTATATGTTGATGGTAAATTTTTACCATTGAGTTCTGTAAATTTTACTAAATGGGATTCGGTTTATACTTCTGTAAAAGACACATCTGCTAATTGGAATTCGGTCTATACTTCAGTTAAAGACGCATCTGCTAATTGGAATTCGGTCTATACTTCAGTTAAAGACGCATCTGCTAACTGGGATTCAGTTTACGCTTCTCTAGGTTCAGTTTATACTTCAGTTAAGGATACATCTGCTAACTGGGATTCAGTTTATACTGGTGTTAATTCAAATAGTGCTAATTGGGATTCGGTTTACACTTCTTTTAATACTAATAGTGCCGATTATACAACATTCAATTATGTTGACACTAACTTTTTAAATTTAACTGGTGGATCAATAAATGGTTCACTTAGTGCAAACGGTTCTTTAACTGTTGATGATAAAATATACGGTACAATTATAGATTGGATGACCTTAACAAGAGGTTATAAGACAACCCCAACACTATTGGGAACCGCAACGGAGAGCGGTGATGCTGGCGATGTGTACGAGTATATTTTTGAGTCCTCACCATCTAATATAACATATTACCGTTTCATTTCAACAAATGGACAAAGAGATGAATATTATGCTAATTATATTACAGGAACTCTTTCTAATTTAATAGTAAAAAAGAAAATTATTCTATAAATATTAACATAACATGGCAACATATTTTTCAAAACAAAGTGGTAATTGGAGTTCTGCAACAACTTGGGTAACGGGTGCTGGTGATTTTGTCACAATGTCTGGTTGGGCACCAACTGGTGATGCCTCACTACCTCCACAAAGTTTCGGTTTAGAAAGAATTATAATTAGAGGTGATCATACGGTAACATATGATGTGAGTGGTGCATTTGGAAATGGTATTTTTAGGGATTCTGATTTATATCCTCTATCTGCATATGTTTCTCCATATGAGTGCAGGGCGAATGCAATTATATTAAGTGGTGGTCGATTGAAAGCAGACAGAACTGTAAATACATCTTTAAGTTGCATTGGAACTTTAGGCATAGCTTTGAGCGGATTTTTGGATTGGGGAACAGAACTTGATCCACTTTTAGTTAAATCGGAAATAGTATTAGTCAACACAACTGATGGTATTTCAGTTATTGATCCTATTACTGGAACAGTAACTTCAACGACAAGTGCTGGAGTTGTAAACCGAGGTACAAATACTGGTATATTTGTTTTGGGCAGTTCAATCGTTAACAATTCCATGTATAATGGATTATCTATTTGTGGTAATGAAAGAACCGTAAATACAGAATTAACGGTTCAAGCTAATGCTGGTGCTACAACAATAACAGTTCTTTCCGCTTTAAATTGGGAGATTGGAGATGATTTGGCTTTGGAATCCAATAATATAACAAATTCAAATATTCATAGATGTAAAATTACAAATATTAGCAATAAAACTATAACCATTAGTCCAGCACTCAATATAACAAGATCAGTAGGGACTAAAGTTGGAAACTTTACTAGTAATGTTACAATAAGACCAGGATATATAAATTATCAAACAGGTGGATTTTTTATTAATGGCATGTATCGAGGAGATTATTTGATTAAAAATTGTTCTGTTAGACATATAGGATGTCAGAATATACTTCGTGATGATGGTCAAGTTGCTTTTGGTACAGTGGTCGCACAAAGTACTTATGATGGAACATACAGCCTATCTCAATTAAAAATACAAAATGTTTCCAATCCTGAATATTTAGCTAATTGGCAAAGACCATTTTTTTCCTTCTTCGGTTCAATGGCAAACGATATTTTAGTGGATAATGTGGCGATAGATTCAGGAGCTTGGGCTTTTCAGACGGTTTCCTATACAACAATATCAAATTCCGTTATTTATAGTGCATCAGGTTTAACTAGAGGTTCACATAAAAAATTAACACTTAATAAGTGTACAATAAATGCACCACTATTCGAAGGTAATTCGGGAGCAGCTGCATATACTGCTTTTAATAATTGCACAATTAAATCTCCAAACCAAATATATTTTAATAGTGCCTTGGGTGAATTGCAATTTAATCAATGTGATATTTTTTCAAATTCAAATGCGGGAGCATATGTTGTAAATGGAATATATATAACTACGAATAGTACACTTACAAATTGTAATTTAAGTGGTGCTAATTTGTACGAAGATAATAATGGTGCAACTCTCTTTACTTCGAGGGAATCTAACTTTAATGTATTCAATGCTGTCAGTGGAAATATAACTAACATATATAAAAATTTCAACTACCACCATTTTTCCGAAGCAAATTCAAATATTAGAAAAAATGGAAGCGCATCATATGCTATTAGACAATTAAGAGCTAATAATAGTTTTGCAAAAACATTCAACACATATGTAGTTGGTGGAGATGTTCAAAAAATAAAAGGAAATATTAGACTAAATTCTACATACGATACTTCATTATTACCAACAATTACATTTGGTGGAGTTGTAGATAACTACGTATACACTCCCCCATCAGTTACTGACACATGGACTTCATTTGAATTTGATTTAACCCCAAAATATAGTGGAAATCTCACGGTTGAAATAAAGGCTCAGAGTCCAACGGTTGGTCCCAATTCATATATTTACATAGATGGTCTTAAACTCGATCCATTTGTTCAGGCTGTTAGATGGTATGGTTATGAGGTTGATACGAATTTTAGTAGAAAAATAGATGCATCTACAACACTAACTGAAAAACAAGCTTCAGCATATCCAGTACCATATAATTTGAACTATGTTTACGATGAATGTAGATATTACACAATAGCTAACCCTGCTTCATCTTATTACATTGATATTGTAAATAAATTGGGAAGCACGATGGATTTTGGTTCTGCTAATATTATATTAGACGACACTTTTAGTACTAATTTTCAATATCTAACATCGTCAAATGAATTAACATTAAAAACATTAAGTTTATCTTCTGGAAATAAGTTTGATAAAATACAAACAACTGGAAATGTTTATCTCTCTGGAGCATCTAATTTAAAAAATGTAGATTTGAATGCGACATTAATAAGTGAACCTAAAAGTTTAACTAATGTAAATGCTACAAATGTGAAATATAATGCGGGTTCCACGTATAATATAACATATAAAAATTGCACAATAGATAATTTGACAAATACTGGCGCTGGAATGGTTAATATCCTATTGAACAATGCCACCGTAACAAACCATACTGGAAATCTAACATTTTCCATTGATCCTACATTTTTAAATGTTTATAATTTAAATGGTGGTTATATTTCAATATTTGATGACAATGGGGAATTGAAATATTACACTAAAAATGATCAACTTATACAATTACCAAATGGTTCGACAGGAACTTGGACATATAAGATTGGTAGATATAACTACAAAACAATTGAAGGCGCATTTGCTGTAAATCCTCTTGTTGGTACAACAATTGATATAGCTCCATTATATTTTTTCGACTCATTCGTATTTGAAACCAATGTTTCAAACGTTAGTTCATATTCAATATTCGATAATGTGCAAAAGGTATATGATTATTTTTCATATTTCAGAACAACATCTGCTGGTTTAAGCGGATATTCTTCATCTGATTTATATAACTATAGATCAACATTAGACGTTATTAATAATAATATTGTTTTAGATCCATCTGCTCCAACATTGTTTAATTATGATGGTAAAACCTTTACTTTAAGTTCCAAAAAACTCGAATCTGGAACAATCGTTAAAGCAATGGAAACGACAGATAACATATATCTGTCTGGATCTGCAACATTATCTGGTTTGAATATAACTGTTGGTGGTGGTTTATACATAAAAACAATATTCGATTTATATTCCACTAATGTTTATTCAGGTACTATTGTGTATAATACAGATTCTGCCGCTAATATTATATATACTGATTGTATTATCAATAAAGTTGTCAACGACCCTTCTACTTATACTATTTTCATAACAAGAATCAATTCAACAATAACAGATGCAACAGATGCGGAAATTGTAACCACAGTTCCGATTTCGATCAATATTACAGCAACCAGTGATACATATGTAGCCATTTATAAACCAAATGGTACTAGATATTATTATGGAACTGGCAACGCAACTTTAATATTGGGTGGAGATGCCGTTACTGGAACTTGGACATATAAAGTCACTAGATATGGATACATTCAATCCACCAATACTTTTGGTATAGATGTTAACATGTCTTCTGTTACAAATATATCACCAACTCTATTAATAGATACTGCCATAACGGAATCAGTTGTCGGAACAGTTGCAGCATATACCAGTTTAACTACAACAAAAAAGATTTACGATTATTTGGCGTATTATAACACAACATCTACTGGTATCGATACCAATATAAGCGTCACTAGAACACCTGGGTCTATTGCATTTATAGCTGGTATTACGTTGGATGCGACCGCATCTGATATGGTTTCTTATCAAACCACACCGACTCCAATCGTAACATTGAAATCAACCGCTTTAAGTGAAATCGTTGATATTTATAGCAATGGGGATTTCACTCAATCTAATGGTAATATTATTTCCAACTCTGTATACATAAGAGCAAATAATATAGATAGTGAAATTGAACTTATAGGTATCACGAATATAAAATTCTATCCAAGTCAAGCCGATAGAGATACTAATACAAATGTGGGTCCGTCTATATCTACTGGTATATACAGATTTAAATATGGAAATACTTACAGTGGAGTATTATTCTCTGGAACTATGTGGACGAGAGCTGATGTTGGAAGTATTTTATTGTATTCATTTACTCTAAATCAATTTTATAATATATTGGATCTTGGAACATTTGGACAAATTCAACAGGTATTGAATTCGCAAGATATTATTAATAAAGGTATTCAAAAAGCCAGTGTATTGATTCCACACACAATTGATGTTTAAACAATAAAATAAGTTTACTTTTAAGTTTAATTGAATAAATTCTTTAATGGAAATTTTCATTCAAATAGCTTCTTATCGTGATTCGCAATTATTATTGACTGTAAAAGATTGCATTGAAAATGCAAAAAATCCAGAAAAATTAGTATTTGGTATTTGTTGGCAACATAGTGATGATGATGCTAGTATGGATGAATTTAAAAGTAATTCTAGATTTAAAATCATAGATATACCATATAATGAAAGTAAGGGAACATGTTGGGCAAGAAATAAGATACAGCAATTATATTCTGGTGAAAAATATACTTTACAAATAGATTCTCACATGCGTTTCGCCCCAAATTGGGACGAAACTCTCATTGAAATGATCGATCAGTTGCAATCTAAAGGATATAAAAAACCATTATTGACAACATACGCCCCATCATTCAATCCAGAAAATGATCCAGCAGAAAGAATACAAAAACCTTGGAGAATGGCATTTGACAGATTTATTCCAGAAGGTGCTGTCTTTTTCCTTCCAGAAGATATGCCCGATTCAGAAAAATTGGATGCACCTGTTCCCGCTAGATTTTATTCAGCCCATTTGTGTTTCACATTAGGTGAGTTTTCAAATGAAGTTCAGCATAATCCAGAGTATTACTTTCATGGGGAAGAAATATCCATAGCAGTTAGAGCATATACTCACGGTTATGACTTATTTCACCCACATAAGGCAGTTATTTGGCATGAATACACTAGAAAGGGTAGAACTAAACAATGGGATGATGATAAGGATTGGGGAAATAAAAACAGTCATTCACATTTAACGAATAGAAAGTTATTTGGTATGGATGGTGAGAAACAAGAAGGTCATGATGGTAAATATGGCTTCGGTACTACTAGGACATTGCGTGATTATGAGGAATATGCTGGATTAATGTTCTCAGATAGATCAGTGCAACAATATACCTTAGATAAAAAATATCCACCAAATCCATCTATTAAAGAATTGGGTGGTGAAGAAAATTGGAAGAAGGAATTTGCTAAAATTTTCAAACATTGTATCGATATTGGATACAGTCAAGTTCCAGAGAGTGATTACGACTTTTGGGTTGTAGCATTCCATGATGAAAATGATGAGACTATATACAGAAAAGATGCGGATAAGGTTGAAATACAAGGAATGTTGAATGATCCAGATAAATATTGTAAGATTTGGAGAGATTTTCAGACTACTAAGAATCCAAAATATTGGGTAGTTTGGCCGCACAGTGAATCTAAGGATTGGTGTGAAAAAATCACTGGCACCTTATGATAAACGTAATTGTAACATTAACAACCATTCCAGAAAGATTGGAATCTGAAAACCCAATGGGATTACAGAGTGTAATATTTTCTCTCTTAAATCAAACATATAAAAATTATAAAATACATTTTAATATACCCCATATCAATAAAAAGAATAACAGAGAGTATATTATACCAACATGGCTTGATGATATTAGTAAAAAAAGCGTATTAAAAATTTTTAGAACAGAAGATTATGGTTCAATTACGAAGATATATCCAACAATAAAAAGGATAGATGATCCCGAACAAATAATAATAACTGTCGATGATGATCTCGTATATGAATCTCGTCTTATAGAGGAACATGTTCGTTTGAGAGAAATAAATGACGATAAAACCGCAATAGGATTCGCTGGTTTAAATAATATTGGAGAAAAATTCAAAGATGCTAGAGATAGATTTGTGATATCTGTTAACGAGAATGTTAGAGTTGGTATATTGGAACATTATAAATCGGTTTCATATATTAGAAAAATGTTTGAGAGTGATTTTGATGAAAATTATATAATGCAGGGATGGGCTGATGATGAATTGGTTTCTGCTTATATGGGGATGAAGGAAATAAAAAAAATAGTAGCTCATACACCATATATACCTAAACATAAAGATCAAGATGAATGGAGAAAATATGGTGTAGTTGAATCTTTTCCTGTAATAAGACACGCTTCAAATAATTCCAGTAAAAGTGGTTGTAATTTGTGGAGAAATGATAACGTTGATAAATTATTCAACAATAATTTATCTGATTATTTGAGAGTATAAAAAGAAAGACATTTCATATGGATAAACGATTAAAAGTGAACTTTGTACCTTTTAGCAATTTTGGAGACACGAGTGTTCCTTATATGTTGAAAAAACTAAACATTCCCTTCATTTTTACACATCATACAGTGGAAAATAAAATTTTGATGACTGGATCTATTTTAGGTGTTGGTAACAGAAAAAATACAATTGTATGGGGCACTGGGATTATGGACAATGAGACTGTACCATTAAAAAATTCAATATACAAAGCCGTGAGAGGTTATAGGACTTTGAATAAATTGAAAGAACATGGTATAGATATTTCGAATGTTGCGCTTGGAGATCCAGCAATGTTACTTTCAAGGATATATAAAAAAGAAAATATAGAAAAAAAATATAAATTGGGAATAATACCACATATTGTCGATTACACTTTTGTATCTAATTATGTTAATAGCAATAAAGACAAATTTGAGAATACAATAATAATTGATCCAAACACTAACGTATCTAAAATAGAAAAATTTATTGATCAAGTCAATGAATGTGAAAAAATAGTATCAACTTGTCTACATGGTATAATTTGTGCTCATTCCTATGGTATAAAAGCATCTTGGATGAGGGTTTCAGATAAATTAGCAGGAGATGATGTAAAATTCTATGATCATTTTGAATCTGTGGGCATTTTCAATTTACAGCCTTTATCTTTAATAGAAAATGAAGATGTCAATGTTGAAGAGTTTTCTTCAAAACTGGATATAGATAAATTATGGGATGCTAGACCTTGGATTGATCTCTCGGATGATTATTATGTGGATATAGATGATCCTAATTGGGTGAAAGAATGTTACTTCGATGGATATGATAGTAAAATATGGACAGATGATTACTTTAAATTATGAATAATATAACATTAGTTACTGGTTTATGGGATATTGGAAGAGGTGATTTGAAGGAGGGTTGGTCGCGTTCCTTTGAACATTATATTGAAAAATTTAAAGAACTTTTAAAAGTAGAAGAAAATATGATTATTTTCGGTGATGCTGAATTGGAACAAGTTGTATTTTCCGAAAGAAATAAAAACAATACTCAATTCATATTGAGAGATTTGAGTTGGTTTAAAAATAACGAATATTACCAACAAATTCAAAAAATAAGAACAAATCCAGATTGGCATAATTTATCTGGTTGGCTCATTGACTCAACTCAATCCAAACTAGAGATGTACAACCCTCTTGTTATGTCGAAAATGTTTTTATTAAATGATGCCAAAATAATGGACGCATTTAATTCAGAGTATATGTTTTGGATAGATGCTGGAATCACGAATACAGTACACTATGGTTATTTCACACATGATAAAGTTTTAGATAAATTATCAAAATACATTAAGAATTTTTCATTCGTATGTTTTCCCTATGATGCGGAAACAGAAATCCATGGTTTTGAATATAACAGGCTAAATCAAATAGCCAATTCTAAGGTCAGTAAAGTAGCTAGAGGAGGTTTTTTTGGTGGTTTGAGGGAAAGTATACCCCCAATAAGCGCACTGTACTATGATTTGCTATTGACAACATTGAATGATGGTTATATGGGAACAGAGGAATCCATCTTTTCCGCAATGTGTTATAAACACTCTGATATTATCAATTATTTTGAAATAGAATCCAATGGACTGATGAGTACTTTTTTTGAAAATCTAAAAGACGATAAGTTGACTATTAAATCGGAATCATCGACTTTAAATACGGATAATGATTTGGATGTGAATAATACAGCATTATATGTTATATCATTTAATAGTCCAAAGCAATTTGAAACATTAATTGAATCAATGTCTCTTTATGATACATGTTTTATTGCGAAACCTAGAAAATTTTTATTGGATAATTCAACAGATGAATCCACATTTAGTGAATATGTTGGGATATGCAAAGAGAATAATTTTACACATATCAAGAAAGAAAATCTAGGAATATGTGGTGGTAGGCAATTTATTGCAGAACATGCGGATGAAAATAATTTTGATTTTTATTTCTTCTTTGAAGATGATATGTTTTTAAATTCCAATAGAGGTGAAACATGTAAAAATGGATTTTCGGTTTATTTGGATAATTTTTATAACAACACATTGAAGATAATTAAAAAAAATAATTATGACTTTTTAAAATTATCATTTACGGAATTTTATGGTGACAATACAACTCAATGGGCTTGGTATAATGTACCTCAGTCTTTCAGGGTTAAAAATTGGACAGATAAGCCAAATTTACCTATCTCTGGATTAGATCCTAATGCACCTAAGACAAAATTCAAAAGCATAAATTCATATAACGGCATTCCTTTTGCTGATGGAGAAATTTATTATTGTAATTGGCCTCAAATCGTTTCCAAGTATGGAAATCGTAAGATGTTTTTAACCGATAAGTGGGCAAGACCCTTTGAGCAAACTTGGATGTCTTATATCTATCAACAAACCATATCTGGGAATATCAAACCAGCAATTTTATTGAGCAGTCCAATAAATCACAATAGATTTGAACACTATTCTATGGATTTGAGAAAAGAATCTTAATTTGTTTGAACTATCCAACCCTTTGATATCAAGCTCGCTTTAGCGTCTATGGCAGCAGTGCTTGTTGGTGTGCCGTTAGCACCAGGTGGGCGATACAACGGTGTGCCATCTAATTGATCGGGATCATCATTCGATCCCGATAATAAAAGACTATAAGTTGTCACTGGATAAAAATTATAGCCACGTCCATCTAGTTGTGTAGGTGTTACTGATGCTGGTTGAGCATTATCAATACCGATCAAGATATTTTCAATGTCCGTTTGACTTATTCTATTGTAACGAGCATCTAAATGAAGAATTCCACCATAGGAAGAACTTATATCTAAATTTTCCAAATCACATATAGTAGCCTGCACAACTTTTAAATTAGTACTTGTATTTAAAAAAACAACATTTGATGAATTAATTGCTGTTATGTTAACATACTCTAGATCCGCATATCCCCCGCCAGTTTGCAAATCATTTAATTCAAAAGCAGCATAAAGATTTATTAGTCGTATTCTTGGACAATTTGTTATATTGACACTACTAAGACCATACATGTTTTGATGCATACCAATATTTTGCAAATTCGTACATCCAGTAAAATCAACACTTTTAATAGAATTCCAATTAAGAAATATATTAACTGTGGACAGGCTTGTGCAATTACTAAGATCTACGGATACTAATTTACTAAGATCTTGTGGTGTGTTCAAGTATCCAATAGTTAATGCATTTAATTCATATCTATTCGACATTGAAATACTATTATTTGAATAGTTTGTGTGAAACTTAACATCGCCTACCCAGGTGGGATATGGGTTTGGATTATAATCGCTTGGAGCGAATTCTATTACCTCACCTGGTGCAAAATCGTATATAAATCGACTTGTTGGAAAATAAACGCCCAAATATTCAACCAAACTCGAAAGTGTTGTTCTATATTCAGCAGTCCCATCGGCTTTATAACCAACTATGTAGTCAGCATCTTCTAGTGAAGGTTTATTGTCAAAATCAGTGAATTTTTTAATTGCCATATATTATTATTTATTCTAAAATATTTTTTTTTAACTATCCAACTCTTTTTATTGACAGATATGTGTAGGGGGTCTATCACTAATATCATCATATGTTAATGCACTATCGATACTTTCTGTTAAGCAATTTTCATTATTCGTATTTAAAATTGCATTTCTTAATGGATATGCTTGCGCAACTCTGTTGTGTGAACTTATCATTCTTGCGGAATTTAAAAACCCAACTCTGCTGATAACATCAAAGAATCCATCATTTATTGATGCTGTGTGATCTACTATTGGGACAGGAACTGTTATTGTCTCTGTTATCAGGCTATTGCTTTCATCTGTAAATCTTTTTAAATTTAATTGTTTATTTTCGTATTTAGTTTCTAAAATATTGCCTTTCGCGGAATTGTTAACAATCCATTCCTTCGCTTGTGAAGGGGTCGAATTCGGATATTCCGCTAAATATGTCGCTAAAATACCAGCAACAATAGGAGTTGCCGCTGATGTGCCGTTGAAATATTGATATACATCAACAGAAGAAGAGGACAATGTAATAACACCCGAATTAGCATCTTTAGATAATGCAGCATGAGTTGCATTTCCTGGTGCATAAACATCGACATCGGGGCCAAAATTACTATAATATGATTTTACATAACAAGCATCATTATATGAACTGAGTCTCGTATTGGAAGTATCTATACCGTCTACATCATTATCACGATCATAAAGAAATTGCAATGAACAATTTTTACTCCAGCCGTCACCAGCCATCGAATTCGCTTCTTCCCAATAGTAAATTGATCGAGTAAAACGTTTTTTCATATCGGTTTCCCACTTGGAGATAGTTGATACGTCACCGACAACAATAGATGGGTACAATGAAGAACTATATTCACTTCCAATACCAGGTGAAGAATAGTTTGCCAAAGCGTAGTTACCATTGAAACTTACTTTATTAAGCAATCTTGAAGTTCTCTGATTTGTATTAAATTTTTCATCATTTATAAATCCATTGTCTATATCATTTGCTAAAATAAACAATAAACCAAATGGCGTACTAATAGCATGCACATGAAATGTCAATGATTTATCTAAGTATGCGTTATCATTCCCCGCAGCAAAAAGCATATGAGCACCTTCACTTAAAATTTCTCTAATATACGCATCTATAGCATGATCGGTTATAGCGTTAGCTTTAGCAAAAACTCCTCTAGGCATGCCACCAGCAAAACTCAGACTTTCAGTACATGCAGCAGCAGGACTGACGTTGAATGCACTAAAAAGTTTAAGCAAATCATAATCATCTGTGCTGTACCCACCTTTTTTTAACGATGTTGAACTTACGGCAATTGAGGGATATCCCCAACTATTTGATATGATAGTTGGTCTACTTGAATCCAGTCCGTGTAAATTGTTTTTCTTTGCCCTTACGAAAGCTAAGCAAAGTTTCATAACTTTGTTAGCGACATTAGTATAAGCTCCCCATACTTCATCATTAGCAAATAGAGGCAAACAATATATTTTTGCATTTTTTGCAAATCCACATTTTCTTCCAGCGGCTAAACTAGCACACGATGTACCATGACCAGCACCCACACCCTGTCTCATATTAGAGTCCTTATCAGTTATACAAGCATCTTGCAATTTTTCCCATATTGTATTTGAAATTATTTCTAGCCCATCACTGTCCCTTAATTGATTCCACCCGAAATCTTGAACCCTAGAGGGACCGCTACCATCAAAATTTAAAAAATCTGGATGAGTGGCATCGACGCCCGTATCTATAATAATGATATCTACATTGGAACAATCTTTAAACTTCAATCCTATATCAGGACTGATGTTTTTTGTTCCATCCGAATTATCTGTGTTAAATGGTGGTTTATTATTAAAAACATTTTCTGAAGTTTGACAAACGTATATTGAATGCGGCACAACATTTGGATTTGTATTTACTGGTATTTGAGGATAATAATCAGTATATGGATTTGCAACATCAGGATGACATGTTTGGTTTAAAGTGTGTGAATTACGTAGTACTGGGTGCATGTTTACATTAACATTTGCTGAAATTACATTATCATGTTTCAGTAATTCTTTTATTTCATCATCTGTTAACTCAAATTCCATCATAGTGGGAATCATCGAATGCTCATCCGTACAGATTTTAGCACCATGTAAACAGTTTTCTCCTAAATTTTTATTGACAAGAATTTCATATACATTTTCAGTTGATTCGGCATCTTTGCAAAATATTGTGGTTTTCTTTTTATGTAATTTATTTTGCATAAAACCACCTACCAATTCCTGTGTATTCGAAATTTCATTTTCTATAATGGATGCATTATAGCCATGTTTATTCGAAATAGGATTAAATGTGTGTAAAGAAGATAATCTCGTTACTCTTGTGTTATTCATATTCATCATTTTTAAATTTATAACTTACGATTGGATTTAATTCTGTATAAGTTGGCACATTACTCTCACTTATCACATTAAGTTGATCGCTTATATATTGTTTACCCCATGTGAAATTTCCTCGATTATATCCCTTTTGATGTAAAGTTGCCCATCTTCCATCCGATGAATCTAATGGAATATATATACATTTTAATGTATTGTTCAAATTACTTCTATCGGGTAACATATTGATTATATCAGTTACGGTAGAATCTGAGAAATTATTTCTTATAAATCCCCCATCGGAGACTTGGCTTAGTGTCAGATTTCCATTAAAAATATGATCAGTATCAAAACAATCTAAACTTGGTAAACTATCCAAACCCGTAGCTAAAATAGTCAAATTCTCAATGTTTTCAAAATTATCATTTAGTTTTGTAAAATCTATTCCAGATAAAGTACCCAATATAGTTAAATTTATTAATGACGTGAAAGGGCCGTTCGTGACGTTTATATTCGTAAGCGGAACAGTTGGTGGTGTTACATCGGGATCATTTACATTATATCTATTTAGAGTAATTTCTTCCAATCTGCTATTAATTACCGAATCTATAACAATATCAGTTGTTATATATTCTTTATTGGAGTAATTTGCATGATATCCGAAAGCCTCTAAATTTGATAATTGTGATATGTCAATTTCGGTCGAATTGATCACATTTGGGGTTTCTACAATAGAAATATTGAACCATCTTAAATTTGGCAATGTTGAATTTTTAACATCAAAACAACTATCTATTGCATCTAAAGTAATGACACTATCCAATTCTAATGTTTTTATTTTGCTATTAGATAAGTTGACATCCCGTAGTGCTGGTGTATTTGTATTATTTACACCATTTAAAGTTTCAATAGGGCATCCTTCAACATGTAAATATTGCATGCTAGGGCAAGGCACTTCAACACTTATACCAGATAATGAGAAATTTGATACGAAAATACCAATATTGCATTGATTTTTTAAAAATATGCTTCCTTTATTTGATTGAATACTATGAGCACCATCTCTTAACAATATATGGTGTATAATTAAATCTTTATGTATATATATAGATCCATTAGACCATAAGAAATTTTCTTCCCCATTTGGTGTAACAGTTGCGCAAACAATATCGAAATCTACACTGTTAAGTGATGGTATTGGATTGTAATCCCACCCACTCCAAAGTTCCGTGTATTCGTCATTTATTTCAGGATTTGATTCAATGAATGCAAGGTTATCATCACTTATTGAAAAAAGATAACTGTCGTCAATTCCTATGATTAAATTATCATTTAAAAGCGATTCTGGTGGATTAATTAATTGATTTTCTGGAGTAAATCCAAGAACTAAAGATCCTGTAGTGAAATATACAAACGTGAACATTTCATCATTTACTGTTGAAAGTTTAACATTATTTGTAACATAAACAGCAGAAGCATTTGTTGAAATGAGACTTGTAGTGGTAATTCCCAAATTACAATCATAATAATCATTTACATTATAATTATTAGTGAAAGTCACACCATTAACACCACCAATTATAATATCGAATGTATTTATAGCTTCATCTGCTATAAAGTAATACTGTATATTTGGATTTACGTTTATAGTTTCTCCGTTGGTATTGATCGTAATCAATGTTGGCACTATTGGAGGAGTTGTGGGAGTTACTGTTGGGGTTGGTGTAGGCGTTGGGGTAAGAGTGCCTGTTGGAGTTACAGTGGGGGTTACTGTATTGGTTGGCGTTGTTGTTGGGGTGATCGTTGGTGTAACCGTATTTGTTGGAGTTGGTGTAGGCGTTGGGGTAAGAGTGCCTGTTGGAGTTACAGTGGGGGTTACTGTATTGGTTGGCGTTGTTGTTGGGGTGATCGTTGGTGTAACCGTATTTGTTGGAGT